GTTATGCTAATTAGAGTTGGTATGTAAACAGGTGTTATGCTAATTAGAGTAGGAAAATCAACAGGGGTTATGCTAATTAGAGTAGGAAAATCAATGGCTGTTATGCTAATTAAACTTGGAATCTCTGGCAAAGGATCGAAAGCAATTAAACTTGGAATCTCTGGCAAAGGATCAAAAGCAATTAAACTTGGAATATCTGGCAAGGGATCAAAGGTAATTAAACTTGGAATATCTGGCAAGGGATCAAAAGCTATAATAGATGGTACGGGTGGTACTATTTCAATAATTGAAGGTACATTGATAGGTCCTATGGGTCCTATATCTAAGCAAGGAAATACAATCGGTGGTATTTGGGGCGTTGAAGGTGTAGGTATTGAAGGAAAAACAATAGGAGGTATAGTTGGTATTGCGGGGATATTTATGGAAAAAGCAGGTGCCACAGTAGGAGCCACAGGCTCTGTGTCAGTTGTTCTAGCAACAGCAGTTTGAACTATTGTACAATTATTATTGTTTACAGTTACTATTGGGTCTATTGTTGCACTTACAGCATATTTGTGAGTACCAGAAGTGGATGTATTTGTTGATTGCCCGTCCCCAAAGTCCAGTATATAACTGTTATAATTACCTTCGATAATAACATCATATTGAATAACTGTTCCGGATAATGGATCTTCACTTACAATATAAAAACTGAAACCAACATCAGGACAGCTATAATCATCAAAAATTATAGATAGTCCTTGCAAATTTCTTATTCTCCAGTCTAAAGTTTTTTTGTCTTCATCAAAGTTTTGGCCTATAAAGGTTTCAGTTTTGATAATAGCGTCTGAAATCTGATTATGATGTTCTGCTATGACAAATCCTCGAACATCAGTTCCTGCTTTATTGAATTTTGTATGACTGCCACCTAGGTTTCTGCTGCATCTTTTGAATTTTGTTACCTTGCCCTCAAAGACGATTGACAAGTTAGAGGCTTTATACCCTTTTCCGGGTTGTATTATTTTGAATTCAGTGATGCTTCCTCCGGTGTCGGGATCTATATTGGAAACAATGACCTCAATTTTTGCATCATTGCCCTTGGCTCCTGCACCAGACTCTACTATTTTAACTACTGGATAAAAATACCCAGAGCCTCCTTGAATTACTGGAATAGAAACTATACCTCCATATTCATTCACCACAATTTTCCCATGTGTTAAACCAGAACCAACAGGTGCATTTTTTTCTACACTATCATAATAAAACAACTCTCCATCTATTGTTGCGAACCCATTATCTGCCCATACTTCTGGTCTATTATCATCTACTGGTTTTATTGCTATTTCTTCTGCCCATGGTTGATTATTCTCTGTAGTTATAGTTTCTGATGTATTGTATACTTTAAAAAGCGTACTATCATTATCGTAATTTTTAGGATATTTCGGTGTTGGGGGGAAAAAATTTACCACTTTAATTCCTTTTTAAAATATTGTCATTTGCCACTGTTTTCCAGATGGCCTATAACCTACGCTACTGAATGTAGTATCTATTTCACTAAATTTTATAAAAGATTTATTGCTATAATCAAAACTTAGATAAGCCATCTTATCCGCATCAGAAGCAGCAAGCAAAGTTTGACTAGAGTTGTCAAAACCTAAAACATTTGTATCCTGGAGCGACCTAAAAGTTGAACTAAAACCTGGTCCTCCAGACGCCCAAGTTCCACTAGACGGTGAATATGCAGTAACAGATCCAGAATTGTTGAAAAAATATACGCCTTGACTTAAAGAAACCAACTGCCCTTCTACTTTAGAAGACCCTGGCATGTCATTTAATTTTTTTATGTCAACAAAAGGATCACTACCAAAACCACTTGTTTTATAAAATGATTTTATTCTAAAGAAATTGCCCGACATTGAATTTACGCCAGAATTTCTTAAAAAGTATCCTGAGTCATAATGCCATGTAGACCTATAAACACTCATATGGCCTTGATCCGGTTGTCCCCCTGTATAGGTAACTACATTTTGCGTCAACTCAAATGCTCCATTTTTATAATTGGAGTTAGCAAATATTGTTTGAGAATTAACAAAAGTACTTAAATTATAAGTGTCTTTATTTTGATTAGTTGGAGAAGTATCCGCTAGTATAGATGTTGTTACTCCTCCTAATATGAAATATAATTGATCAGTTGATGCAAAAGAAACCCAGTTCCAGGGTCTATTTATATTGGGTCTAGAAGAATAAGTGTCTAAAAAACCACTATATTCTTTAATGTAAACTTTTTCTGCACTGACGCTATCTGTTGGGCTTCTACCGCTAGCCCAATAAATCAGGGCGGTTCCTCCATCGCCAGACCCTTCATTGCTATTTAAAGCGGATCCATTGTTTTTCAAGAATTCTTTTTTTTGTTGTGTTGAATTATTTTGTGAATCAAGAAAAGAACTATTTATATAAAGATTTAAAGAACTAGCAGAACTTTTTGTTTTAAAAGTTTCACTAATTAAACCAAACTCATAAGAAAAAACTTCAGTTTGAGAATCATTAAAATTCCATAGCCATAAATTATAATTTTCGATGATATCGAAAGCATTTGGGTATAGTGTTATTCTATAAGATCCATACTTAGTATCGGTTCTTAGTGCCAAATCAAAATATCCCCCGGCTCCAAATAAAGCCTTAGTGGTGGAATTGTTATTATGGTTTAAATCATCATTTAAAGACCAAGTGTAACTGCTTATTGGGTCTATTGGTGTGTTTCCTTGATCCACCACTTCGCCTGCTTGACTTCTATCATACCCATCTTGATCAGTATAAGACCCTGGTATAGGAGTTCTATTTATCTCATCTGCAATTTTAACTTCTATTAAAGAATTAATTGGAGATCTTATTTTAGGAAAAGTTGTATAAGGACCATTGTTTAAAGGTTGTCCAGGGGTTACCAACTGACCACTTTTTTGAACAAAATTTATAACAGCTTCATTAGGTGCTGGATATCTAACATTAATCATGTCTTCAAAAACAACAGTATCAGAACCAAAATCATTTGTCACGGTCAAAGAAACGTCATACAATCCTGGTTTGTTATATGTTTTTTCTATTACGCAAGGATTGTTTATTGGGCATGTTTCATAAGCCTCTACGTTTGAAATAGTAGAAGGAAATATTCCATCTATTATAGAAATATAGCTTATGTTGGAAACTATATTATTATCTCCAAAATTCCATAAATGCTCTATATTTGTTGATGCTCCATCAGTACCTAATCTAAAACTTAAATCTGTAAAATTTACTGTTAAAGGAACTAAGCCTACTGTTTTATCTGCCTTAAACCATGCTTTAGGAGGTAAAACTAATTTTCTTAAATAGTTTATTCTTTGCTCCATAGTTCCTTTTAGCGGCTCTGAAGCTACTTCACCTTCCTTCCCAGCAAAATTTTCTATTTTGATTAGAGCATTTTTTAAATTATTGTGATGTAAAGACATTACGTTTTGAGTAACATTGGTTATATCTTTATATTTAGGAGCATCAATAAAACCAGGCAGTAACTCAAGTCCATCGAAGGTGGTTGAGGTCTTTGATGAATAATAAAAAGATAAAGCTCTATATTCTGGATCGCTACACTGTTCGGTTAATGTAATAATTCCTGTTGAACTAAAATTACTCATAACAGTTTCATCTGCTAATACTACTATTGAGGTATCACCAGGATTATAGTCTTCAACTAATCTTACTCTTAGTCCATCGCTTACAAAAAATAAACTTTGATCCGTGTCTATTGCATCAGGATATGTTGTACTGGGTATAGTCATCTTACGATCACTCCACTTCCAGGGCTAAGATAAGATTTTTTTAGAGTCTGGTCTGCAAATAAAGACAAAAGCGTTACCTTATATTCACCATTGATTTGCTTATTGCTAGGTTTATCAAAAATATAATCCAATGTATGTATGTTTGGATTGGACTCCAATATGTTTTTTTCTCCTATAACCCACCACCTTTGTATAATATCTCCGTCAGTCTGATCTATAAAATGAAAAGTAGTCGGACTTATGCTTTCATTGTCAGCCGTTTCTTGTGAAACCCCAAATAATGGAGTTACATAAAAAAATGGTTGAACCAAAGTGTTGTTTACCTCTATATAATTTGATTTTGTTGAATAGCCCTGTGCTCCTAAAGATGTAATTATATTTAATTTTACAGTATAAATTCCTTCTTTAACATATGTGTGAGTAGGAGAAAAATCTATTGAGGTGGAGCCATCTCCAAAATCCCATAAACATCTAATAATCGGACCAGTGCTAAAGTTTTGAAAGCGAACCTTTAAAGGAGCTACTCCTTTAGTAGGATAGGATCTAAATATTGCTTTTGGCGAAAGAAACCTTCTTTCTTGTTCTTTCAATATTTGATTTAAAGAACCTTCGGCAGGAGTTACGTTCACTCCTAAATTGTTTTCAATTTGAATAATAGCATCTTTAACAGAATTGTGATGTTCTGCAAATACCGCATTAGAAACAAAACTTCCAGCAGGCCATTTATTGGTTCTGGAACCAGCAAAACCTCTGATTATATCTTTAAATAAATTGTTGGTTTTACCTTCATAATAAACCATCTCATAAGGACCAGGTTTACCTGGAGGCGGTCCTATTCTCAATATGCCATTTTCAGGAAAAGCAGAATTATCTTCTACAACAATATATTTGCCAGCATATGTTAAACTTTGTTTTAGTATTGTGAATGTATTGTTTGTTGCTTGATATAGTTGGCTTTTTGTGTCCAAACTTTCTGGATATAAAGACAGTTGACCAACAGTGTAGCCTACATCTTGCGAAGAAACTCTTGTTGCCATTATTCTGGTTTTTCCTTATTTTGTTCTAAATTTTTTACTATTTGTGAATACCGTATATTTAAGGTATTTAATATTTGTTTTTTTAATTGAATGTCATCTGGTAGTGCTACTACTGTTTCGACCAACTCTGTATCTAGTTGTCCACCTAGCAACATCTTTAAATTAAGTTTTTGTGATAATTTCTCGGACCAGTATTCTTTTTGAGCCTCTATATCATCTAAGTCCCTTAAAGGTTCATTTTTTTCTAGTGATTTGAATAGTTCCAAAAAGAAACGCGATTCTTCTTCTATATACCTTTTTTTTGTTAAAAGTCCCGATAAAGAAGAAATAATTGCTGTTTTTTGTCTTTTTATTTTTCTTAATTTTATATTGTTTTCTTTAGTTCTTAATTTTTTAATTATTTCATCTTTTTCATTTTTTTCTGTATTATTTTGAGAAAGATTTAATAAACTTTCTTCTATCTCCAACAATTCTAATTGATCTTTTTGGTCTTCGTATTCTAAATTTAAAGATTCCAAAGATTCTTTTCTAACTTTTAATTCTCTTAAACATTGCCACATTTTTCCTTGATTTGTTGGCTCTTTACCTATTAAAAAATATCTTAATTGAAAATAACTGTGTCTTTCAGCAGGTGAATTTTCAAGTATTTTGGATATTTCTTGATTTATTTCTAACATTTCTAGATTTGACATGATTTTACCTTTTTAGTATAACTCTAAATTAATAAGAGTTATTTGAGGAAAAAAACAATGAATTATCTAAAAAACAAAAGAGCCTATTTGTCAGGAGCAATTGAATTTGGTGGAGAATATAATTGGCGTAATGAACCGATAAAAACATTAACAGAAAAGTTTGAGATAAATATTTTTGATCCATTTAGTGATCCCAAAGGGCAATGGACCTCAGAATTAAAAGAGACCAGAGAAAATAAAGACTATAACAGACTAGCAGAAATAGCAAAATCTTTTGCTAGAAGAGATTTGTGTATGGTCGATAGAAGTGATTTTTTAATTGCTTATATGCCATATAAAGTGCCCACAACAGGCACTATTCATGAAATTATAGTTAGTAGCAATGCAAAAAAACCAACTCTTATAGTATGCCCAGAAGGAAAAGAATATGCTCCAGCATGGTTGTGGGGCATATTGCCAAAAGATTCTTTTTTTGGATCTTGGAATGAACTTTACAGTTATCTTCAAGATGTAACCGATGGAAAGCATGCCTCTAATAATAGATGGCACTTTTGTTATGGTCTTATATAATGGAAGAATTGGCTATTGCCTTAAATCTATAGCCTTTTGATATTGCCTCTGCTGCCCATAAAGTCTTTACATTTTCTAAACTTTCCTCTTCATTAATATTGCCAATTTCTTTCATGGCTTTTTTATGAAAAAACAATCCATTTAATGATCCGCTAACAAAGTCGTACTTATAATCAACTATTGGAAAAAGAATATCTTTGTCGTCCTCTATAAAAACAGAAAATTTTTCATTTAATTTAGAACGAACAGTGCTACCAGCAAAAACAATAAAGTTCCAATCAGTTTTAGAATTTTTAACACCTACATTTATAAGAGAAGAAAATGTATTTTTGCCTTTAAAAGTAGGACATATTGATCTCATTTCTTTTAAATCAATATTCTTTGCCCCGCTATCAGTTACACAAATAAAAGGAATATTTTTATATCTATTTTTTATAGAATTTGCAGTAGAGATTAAAAGATTAATTTTTCTCTCAGAACAAAGTATTATAAATCCGTAATCAAATATTTTTTTACTATAAAGTTTCATGCTAATAAAACATCAAAATCTATTCTTATTATATCGCTAGAACTAATTGGATAGGCCAATTGAAAAGTTCCATTCGTATGGTTAGGAGTAAACTTATTTGGTAACCATGAAGAATTATTAGGAGTTGTTGCAGGTGCATAATATACTTCATACTCGCTGCTTAGTCTAACTCCATTTATGTAGACTCTTAGACTTCCTTCCATAAATTGTGTATTTACATTGTTAACACTAAAATTGATATAATCAGAAGTTATTGGCTCTAAATCATAATAGTGTCTATGAGCAAATTCTACTCCTAAATTTAAAACTGGCTTTATGACATTAGGATTTTCAACCTCCCATCCGATGTACTCAGATGGTTGTAGTTGGACTACTGTATTATCAAATAAGCAAATATTTGATGCACAAAAAGCGGAAGGAATTAAAGATATATTTGAAGGCGTTGGTATGAAAACTTCAAGAGCAAAACTAGTAGCATTATTTGCTACCAGAGCCAATTTATCCCGTTCTGCTTCTAGCATCTTAACAAAAGGAACGGGATTAGATAAAACATATCCATAGGTATTTTCATAAATATCTATTTGACTAATAGACAACGTAGCAGATCCATCTTCATGCATGGCAATGTTGTGCACTGCTTGATCTATTGCAATTGGCTTTAAATCACCACTATCTTCTAAAGATTGATCCAATCTTACGGCCACATTGCTTTGAGATCCTGCAGCATCTTGTAAGATTTGTGACTGATTATCCACAGCATTGTTAATAGCAATATCCCTATCTTCCAATGCTTTTAGGGGTAAATTATCATATTCCCAATGATATGGCTGATCTGCTGCATATAGTGGAACCGGCATTTTTGTTAAATCTGGCACTTTAGCTCCTTATACATCTAATTCCCAAGGTTCTTCGTTTAATTTTATACAGTTTTCTATATTAAATTGCATTAATAATTTATTTATATATTCTATTTTTTTATCGAATTCTTTTTTTCTTTTTTTGTCTAACCAAAAATTTTTCATAATGCTCCTAAACAAAACTTAATCGCCAATTAAATGTAATTTGAATATCACTTGTTTTATTTAAATCTGGAAAAGTCACCATGCTATAAAAATCACCAGTAGACATTTGAAGGGCCATTTCATTTAATGCATATCCGTTTGCTTCATTAAATCTTAATACAGATGTAAAAATTGCCTGATATGGCATGTTGCTATCTATAGAAGATATTACAGGTTTTGATGCTCTTGTTGTTCCAAATAAACCATTTCTACTTGTATTTACATATTTTTTTGTTCCACCACTTGTCCCACCATCCCCAAAAACCATTCGAGATATATAAAAATTATAATCTCCCGTAAAATTATTTGCTAAAGATGCAGCCAAAGCTTCTCTTCCTTTGGATAAAACTGTATTTTTAAAACCAAATGGGGTTTTTTCTCCATTTATATTTTCTATTACTCCATAAACTTCACCTAAAGTTTTTATATTTTCATTCATTTTCTTTCTCCTGTTGGTCTTTGCGGTCAATATGGAAAGTTATTTCCTCTTTTTGTCCTACAAAATCATTTATTGCACTTTTATCTTCTTTTAAATTTTCACATTCTACATTTTCTTGTTCTTGGGATAAAGTAATAATACTTACATTATTATTAGTATATAGTTCGTTTAAAGTTATTACGGGCCTTCCATTTCTATCCAAGGTTTGGAAAGTATGTTGTGGTAAATCAAAATTTTGACCGTCTATTGTGGCCCCTAATTTATCATATCTTTTGATTTCTACGCTCACAGAGGTGCCTCCAAAGGGCGAGGTCTTCCAATACTGCCCAGGTCCCGATAATGTAATAGTAGTATTTCCTGGTGGAGAATTTCCATTTATTTCCCCCATCCAATACATTACATCATCAATAAAAACTACAAAATTCTCTTTAAATCTGTTATTTTCTAGTAAATCTCCACTAATATAACTTGCTCCATTTTGAATTCCTAAACTTGTTTCTAGATTTCCTGGTAATTGAAGCTTTAATCCTTTAAAACTTAAATATCCTATTTTATTTTCTACTAGTTTTTCTCTCATATCAACATTAACACCAGCAGAATCTCCGCCACTATATCCATCGATATAAAACTGATCATTTGTATTGTCCACCACACCAGTAACCAAGTATTCATTGGTTCCTATTTTTTGATAACAATTTTTTTTGTTAAAAACTGGGGCAACTGGTATGCATATCGGACTAAGAGTTTTTATCCTTCCTCTGTTTATAACTTTAATAAAACCATTGTTAGACACTGTGTTTTCATTGCTTAGTGTGATGTCTACACCATTATTTCTTATGCTGTAAATTATACCACTAACACTACTCAATGGTAAAGAAGAATCGTGAGCTATTAGTATAGAACCATCTGATTTTATATCAAGAATAGGATAGTCTGTTGGGCTATAAGCGGGTAAATATATAGTCCAAGCATATGCCGCAGTATTGTTGTCAACATCTTTTTGCGTTTTAATTCCTAAGTAACTAAAGTTTTCTTGATCATCTTGAATTTTGTAAATATTATCTTGATAAATATTGCATAGTGTTCCGTTAATAGGATCCACAGGATTATTCAAATCAAAAGTAAAAGAACAATTACTTAAATGAGAGCAATAAAATATAGAATTACGAGGACAATCGTCATATTGCGGATAAGGAGGACAACACTCAAAATTCAAAGGATCAACAATGCAAGAAGGATATGGATCAGGTTCTGATGATAGCGTGTCACAACAATCAGTTATTGGTTCGCCCGCAGGAACAACAAATGCTACCGTGTTTCCATCGGAAGATACAACATTGTAATCTCCGGGACTTAAAGGCGAAGGTGTTGGTGCTTTTATCTGTATAAAAGAATTTCCAGATGAGTTTACCCCAACGTTGGACAGAACAGTGGAGGGGCAAAACAATGTTATCTCATCATTGTAGGCTATCCCAGTTCCACTATAAACAGATGTAGAGTTGGCCAATTCATCTCTTAATATTCCTTTGTTTTCTACATCTTTCATAATTCTATGAAAATATGGTTGTGCATATCCTGCTACAACAAAATCTTCTCCGGAATATGTTGTTAAAGCTTCGATGTTTTCCACAGGTGGTTCAACATATTCATCGAATCCCCCAGTGAAATTTAGAGTATGTAGAACTGCATGAAAAGGAAAATTTTCATTTATAATTTCTTTTACTTCTTGAATTTTATCATCACAAACTTGTTCTATCTCTAAGTCCAAATCATAACTGCTGCTTACACACGCAGAGCAAGGATCAACAAAACTTTTATCTATATCACATTGGTTTTTTGAATTTCTTATCGAGCCATTGTACTCATCCATATTATAGATATTTTCACTATATGGAAACTCTGTTCTTACTTGTCCATAAACCAAACAATCGCAAAAAGGATTTCTATTAGGAATAATAATAGAAAACATAGGATCATCTTCAGATGTTACTCTCACATTCCAATTTTTAGGAGGGTATGTTTGATTTCTTTCATCTCTAGTATCCATTAATGGAAGAGTTCTAATATACTCCTCTACTGTTTGGGTCGTAGGATCTGGAATACTTTTATACAAATAAAGAATTCTTACTTCGTCGCCCTCAACCAGCGGAATTCTCTCATTTACAGGAATGGGCGGCTGATCTCCTACCCAAGTAAAACTAGAAACTCCGGATACAGTAGTAAGAGAAATATAATTAAAATTAATCGGAATCCATTCAGATTCATTGTGTGGTCTAAACCATAATTCATAATTCAAAGGATCTATTGGCAATAAAGCTACTTTTTCAAGAATAAATTCATTATTAGTTCCATCGTAAAAAAAAGATTCTTGCCAAGTATATGATGATATTAATTGCCACAATTGATTTACTTTGTGGAGCGTCACCCCCCCGTGTTCTAGAGCCTCGCTAAGCCCTTGTTTAGTTCCTTTTTTCTTATAAAGAGGAACTGCTCTTTTTATCTGTCCTCTCCATCTAGTGGGATCATCAGTCTTTAACTTCAATCCAAATAAATTAGATAAATATGGAATTAGAAATTCATGTAAAGAGTTGGCATCCAAAAGATCAACCATTTGATTTGCAAGATCTTCTAGAACATTAAATCCCATGCTTAAAGAAGTGTTCATTCTGTCTAAAACATCAGTTGTAACATCAGTATCTGCAAGAGATGTTTTAAACATTTCGGGTAAATACCTGTCTAAAAGAGTTTTGTATTTTTTTGGATTAGTAAAGTGCGTGGGAATACTTGTTGTTGTTTGTGTGTCTCCCATCAAGCTAAATTTTTGATGAGCAGATAATGTACCACCTGCTATAATTGGCATCCAACTCCAACAAATAAAATAGTCTCCCTCTCTTGCCCCTTTAGGTTGCCAAGTAAATTTAAATCTTCCATAAGTACTATTAACAAAATTATCTTCACATGTTGTACATCTTTCTTCTGTTACTTTTTCTATGATGTCCTCACTTGGGTCGGTAGATAGCCAAACAGGACTGTAATCATCACCAAATACTGCTATTGGTATGGCTTCTTTATAGTAAATGTCATTTGTAGTCTTAGTATCATCAACGGCTCTTCTTAAAGTTTTTGCAATTGAAATATTTTTTTCTGTTGGATTTTCACATGCCTCTTTTTCAGCGTTTTCTGCATTGATTAATGCAGTTTGATCATATGTTGTATTTTCATAATTGCCTAAATTTCCACTATTAAAATCTCTAGAAACAAAGTAAATAGTAATCTTTTCAACTTTATAGGGATCTGATGAAAAGCACCCATCGGCACCAGGGGTGTCTATGTAAAAGACAATGGTATCAGTAATTGTGGGATTTTCATCAATTGTTAAAGTAGCCACTATTTAGTTTCCTATTCGTAAGTAAAACTTATTTGCACTATATCTGGTCTTATTATTTCATAAAATTTTGTTGTAACAGTGTGACCATCGGGCCCAGGATTATTTGGATCATTTGTTGAAAAAGTTAAATCTATTCTTTTTATTTCCTTTAAGTCTGAAATGGCCTTAATTAAGTCCATTTCTTTTAAGTCTTGATTGTATTCCCATTTTGACAAAGAAAAGAATTGATTTATTCTTCTTTCTATTTTCACTCTTAGTTCATTTTCAAATTTTTTATAAAACCTATCTAAAACAATATCAACTGTTGTATCTACACTAACTATTACTCCATTTTTAATGCAGATGTAATCTGTAAACATCTTAATTTCATTTAAATAATTTGTTAATTCTATTTTTAATTCATCGCTGGCTTCTGCTAGTTTATCGGTTCCATCAAGAGCTAAAATATAAAGATCAATTATATTTCCAGAGCAACCATAATTTCTTAATGCTACTGTTGATTTGCCTATCTGGCCTTGATACGGAGTAACAAATTGATCAGTTAAAGTTTTATAGTCTAATCCAGTTACCGCCCTTTGCTGCGTTCTAATCCATTTGGGTAGTTTATTTCTTATGTCTTCAATTGTGTCTCCATCATATCCATATTGACCTTTGGTATAATTAGAAAAAACAACAGGAATAGGATACTCTATTCCTACTACATTGATTACAGTTTGCTTTGTTACTGTATTGCTTATAATGTTTCCTACAGCCCCTCCTCCTATTCTATAAATTATGGAAATTCTACTTCCATTAGATGGAAGTAATCCTGCGCGATTATTGCCAAAAATAATAAAGGCATTATAATTAGAATCAAATTCAACTCTAAATTCTCTTCTTGGCTTACTATCTGTAAAATAATCTACGCGATCCCAAACAACACCGTCAACACTTACTCTTACAGAATCATATATTACCGGACCCTCACTCAGCGGTACAGTTTGCCCCACGGTTCCATTTCCTGCTGCTTCTTGAAACCTTGTTCTACCTTCTAATCCTACAATGCTTGCGTTTACAACGCTGCCCGCAGGTATAATAATGCTCTCGTCAAATATAGGATTGTTATTTGCATCTGCTGGAAATAACTCTATATTCAAATTTACTGTTCCCGCACCTACCTCCAAACCAAAAGGAGTAGGTATTTCTAGGTCTGATAATATTGGATTATTTAAAGTTGCTGTCCATAAAGAACTTGATGCTATAGGTGGTTGAGGTTGAAACCCTACAAGTTTAGCCAGTCTAAAAGCGTTTTCTAATTCTGTAACAGTGTCTATAAAAACTTCATTGGCTATTTGATCCATTTTAAAACTAAGTGTATCAGCAATAAAAGCCCAATTTTCTATAAGCATAATCCCTAAAGAGGATTCAACAAAATCAGAAAAATCTTTGGAAAAATTTTGTTTTATAAAATCTACTAGTCTGGTCTTCATTGACCAATAATCTTGATTGGTGTAATTTAAATTAAAAATATTAGGCACAACGATATTGCTTGATTCTGCATATGGTTGTATCTCAAATGGGCAATTATTTATCATAGTGTTTGTCCTGCCAGTGGTAACTCTAATACTAATTCTTGAACTTCTCTTATATTTTTAGGATCTATAAAATTTATTCTTATGAATAATATACCATCCTTTTCAGTTTTATCGTCTAGACTATTTAATGAGTTCTCATCAACTTTTGTCAAAACCTCAACTTGTTGTATTGATACTCTTGGTTCCCATCTATTTAAAGATTGAATTATCATATTTCTTGCTTGATTTCTTAAGGTTTGATCATTTGGCTCAAATATAAGTTTTTTTAAAGGAGTCCCATACTCAGGGGTCATTACCCGCTCCCCAGGATTTGTTAATAATAATATCAACATATCAGACTTTATCTGATCTATTTCACTTTGTGAGTAAAAATAGCCTTGAGATGTTTTTTCGATTGGATATGGAAAACCTAAAAATCTTTTCATTTTTATCCTAATTATAATAATAGTAATTTAATCATTTTTAGTTTGGTTTGGCCCAAGGACTCATTGTAAAAATAGAAGCAATAGGTGCATCGTTGCTAGAACTAGCAAAAACTCGATCACTAATTCTTATTTTCCCTCCCTGATAAACTAGAACATTGCCTACGCAAGGAGTTTTATCAGAGGAGCCCGGAACAGGGCAATCTCTTCCGGCAAGCAAGAAAATTTGCTGTTTAGCCAGGAAAAAATGCTTCTCATCTGATATATTTATGTAATTTTTAGCAGTATAAACTATTTTTTCCCCACTAATTATTTCTACTTTATTAGCTGTAGTGCCGTCAAAATCTCCTATTATGCTTATATCGTCTTTATAGGTAGATTTTATGTGATACCCACCAGATCTTAAAAAAATTAATGCAGGATCTGATTCTTGATATCTATGTATATGTGGTCCGCCCTCAGTTGATCCTTTTCTTGGACAATATATGCGAATATATTGTTTGTCCATTGTTTTTTGATTTGAATCATCATTAAAAGACATCTCTAAACCATAACCAGTTCTTATTTTAACAAATGCTTTATTTGAACTATTTTGGGGTTGACCACCATTTTTCCTTGCGGGACTAGATTGTTCATTTGTATCGTCTGCCATTTGAATAACATGTTTGCTAGTAGATTCAAGCCAGATCCCTCTTTTCTCGCCTGCTTTTCCCCCTGGAAGCGTATGATCATTTAGCTCTATTTTGTTCCCTGATGCAGTTAATACTCTAATATAATTATTTTTATTTCTTACGTTTGGTTGGTCGTCTAATTCTACATCACTCATTTCAATCATATGTCCAGTAGCAGACTGCCAATAAGTTCTGCCTTGATATATGTTGTTACATCCGAAATCAAATTCTTTTGTGGAACGCTCCCATTCTGGATCTCCAAAGGGCTCTTGGACAGAATCGTCCATAACAAAAGTATGGCCAGAAATAGACATAATTTGTATTCCAGATTGAGGAAGATCAGCCACAGGATTTTGTGGAGTGCCTGGTCCTTTATAAGGGCGACATTCTTGTTTATTTTTGAAATAGGGATTGGAACCAACTTGGCTTTTAATATACTTTGTTTCAAAAGCAGCCGTTGGGGGGTGTCCTCCTATTATTTTTGAGTTACTTGTTTTTCCATTGCAAGAAGTTTCTTCTTTTTTCTCTCCAACAGCAACGTTTGTTAAATTTACTTCTTTCGCTGTAGTTGCAGCAACTTGGTTTCCAGTAATGCCTTGTCTCAATAAGTCTTTTTGTGACAAATTGGATGCTCCTACCACACAACTAGTTTCTCCGAACTGAACACCACAATCAGGGTGGGCCCATTGGCCGGCATAATGCAAATGATCGTCTTTCAACATTATCCAATTTCCACAACTAGACATAATTTCAAATCTTTTCCATTTGCGATTACATCTTGGATCTCCGTCAACCATTTTTATGGTATGCTTTTCTGGTGTTTTGAAACCATAAATATTAGGATATGTTAAAAGTTTTTGTGCCTCGGGATTTTCCGCAAAGTCTACTATAGAAGATAAATCAAATCCATTATAATTTTCTGTGTTCCATGGAGGAAAAACTTGAGATTCATCGTTGGGACCTACTAGGTATCCTTTTCTATGGCCTTCGTATACGTCTTCAAACTCCTTTACTTGTATCCCCCACTTTCTGTCTCCTCTAGGACCTCTATTTCTATCCCAAGTAGTTCCAAGGTAGTAAGCAGTTTCTCTATTACCGTTTTCAAATAAAATACAAATTTTGCTACCAGCAGGCGGAATCCAAGTTAAACCACAATCATCAAAGCCTCCCATTGAAGAAATGGGATTTGCCCAAGGCATTTCTTTAATTGGCCTTTTAGGATCATGAAAAATTGGAGAATACCACCTTACTCTATTTTGTTTCCATATATCAATTGTTTCTAAACAAAGAGCGGTATACATCCCATACTGTGCCTGAGATTGATCCAGAATAGTAGACGAAGCAGTTAGCTCTGCTTTAACCACACCTTTCATTTCATAATTTATATTACCAAGTCTATTTTCTAAAGACTTAATTCTATTTTCAAGTATTTCTATTTTTCTTTTAGGAAATAAAGACATTTTAATCTCACTTTTCTACTTTAGTGTTTGATATATTCTTGAACTTTGGTCCATTACAACCAAGACCTTTTTCTACTCCCTTGTCAACGCCCGGAGCCGTTAGATATACTTTTAATGTAGTAACATAAGATCCAGAAGTAATTTGATGATCTACTCCTGTTATCATCCACTGTTTGTTGCTTAAAGTTTCATTGCAATTAGATTCTACAATCCAACTGCACCCACCTTTTTTGCTATCTTGAGCTATGTAGTGAGGATTAATTACAACAATAGAAACCCACCTACCAGTAAATAATACTGGATTAACAAAGCTAGGATCTCCAATAATTTTTAATTCTGCCTCTATGTTGGATTTAATTTCATAAGGCTTGGTTGCATTGTTGTGTTTTGTATTTGTTTCATTGGTATTACTAGCATGGTTGTCAGGATGTTGATGATGAAACTTGTTGTTACTGCTTAAATAGTTTGTTTGCGTTCCTGTATTCTGTAGGTTATTATTCTTGGTTTCATCTGCTTTTACCTTATCATCACCTCCATCTGCACTGGACGCTCCACTTGCCACGCCACCAGAACCGCTGTTGCTGGAAAGAATCCAATGAAAAGAAGGGTTGAAAGATATGACAGGAGATTCGTTTCCACCATTCACTATGTAGGTTCCTAAATTTCCTGTTCCACAACAATTTTTAACGTCTATATCTGGCTCTTCTAGAAGTATTACGCCTCCATCTTCTTGGTTGTACATTATTAGTATACCTTTTTCATTGTCGGTTAGAGTGTTATTTATCCATTTTCTTGCACAGCCCACATTTGTTTCCTGATCCATGCTATGAACAGACCAATACCCGTCTTTACCCCCATATTTATTATTGAATACAAAGTCTGATCCATCAGGATGAGGGAGGGCTCTGCGAAGTCTAATTGATGTAAATTTTGGATCTTTATTTAAAAACAATTCTTCTAATGCTTTTTTTAAAGCTACTTTACCATCCTCAGAACCTATGTTTTTCTCCAATCTATTGTCGGCAGATCTTGCAGTAATTGTATCCACACATTCTAAAGTGAATTTAATTAGGCCTCCATCAAAATTTGTATTAATTTTTATGGGAAGAAGACGTATGGGAGCTGGCGGCCCTTCTCCTCCTCTTATATTTGTTATTTTTTTTGTTATCCCGTTGCAATCTGTTATTTTCCAGCCAAATTCTAAATTAAAATTTTTAATTTCATCTCTAGTTTTTGTAATGTCTTTGTTTATGGCATCTGCTATCTTTCTGTAAGCTGTTCCACCTTCATCTACGGCTTCTATAACACAACCGCATCCACCAGTGCCCGCCGAGGCTCCGTATTGAAAAGAGTTAATCATTGCTCTGTTGTTGCTTGGGGGAGAAGATGCATTTCCAGACATTAAAAGAACCTCACCGTTGATTGTAACTTCTATAAAAGGTGTATAAGTTGCACCTTTTGGCGGTTTTTTTAAATCATTACATGCGTAAGTTTGTAAACATTCTTTTATCGACATTATTACCTCAACAAAGTATTAGGTAAATAAATATTTAATCCTGATTTAAAATCAAAAACATCTTTTATGTTATTGGCTTCCATGATTCTCCACCAAAAATCTACAGTCCCATATGCTGCATATGAAACTAAATCGGGCCGATACTCTGTTCCAGGAGTAATAACGTAATATTTATCATCAAGACCAGGTCCAGAAGAAACTTGTTTTTTATAGGTTTTAAATGTTATAATTTTATTTTCTGTATAGTAAATTAAATTAGAAGGTCTATACCTACTAGATGAGGGTACAAATCTTATTGGATCTAAATTTGTTACTTCTTCAATATAGTTAGCCATAGTTAATACCCAAAATCTACTATTTTTTTTGAAACTGGAAGATCTGATTGGTCGTAAACCACATCAAATTGCAAATCTACGTCTATTTTATACGGCAAAAGTGTGGTTTCGTCCCAAGGAACGCTGGTATCAAATTTAATTGAATAACTTTTTAAAACAGCACAAATTCCATCTCCTTCATCTAATAAATCTCCACATTTTAAACGACAAATGGGAGGAGGTTTTCCATACTCGTCTTCAGGGTAGCAAGCTGATTGTATTAATCTTATATTTCTTAATATTTTGTTAACAGATACAGATTTAGAATCTTCATTGGAATTGTTCTTTTGAACAATAAAGTGACATGTCCAACCTACGGTTCTTATTTCAGAATATTTAAATATATTAAAAGGAGAGGCTCTTCCTATTCCGCCTTCTGTTTGATAGCCTACATTCTTTCCATCAGATATATCTGGTAAAATGTCCATATATATAGATTGCGTTCCTATTTGAATATAACAATCTGGATACTTTCCTTTAATTGGATTTAAATCACCATTTTTTGTAGTTGCTATTGCCATAATTTACCTTTTACTAAGAAAGTGCTTTGGCTCCTACGTTAACAATCGATTTGCCTGGAGTAGAAGACATATTTCCAAATACTCTTCTATAATAGTTAGTTGGTTTTTGAACCACCGGCAAACCACTTGCTCCCATTTCTGAAGAAACAGAACTACCAGAAATTTCTGGTTCTGGCTTTGCCAGATCAACGAATCTTTCAAGTAATAACTTCATCTCCGTCAAAATCTTGTTTTGTTCTTCGGCTTTTGACGCAATTTCGCTTAGTTCTGGTGAAATCACTTCTGATTTTTTAAGCGAACTAGATGCTTTTTCTTTTTGTACTCTTGATTGAATATTATTCATATTTGACCCAATACTAGCAGCAGGAGGCAATGAACTTACTGTGGCTGAAGTAGAGCTGCTATCATTTCCCACAATAATTCCTTTTGTAGTTGAAGCATCCACAAATTCAGAAAGAGCTCTTGAGTTTTTATACAAAGCATCTGCTTGCTTGGACTCATTTCTCTGTGAAATTGCTTTTTCACTTGTAGTTTTTAATGCGCCACTGCCTAAAGTTTTTTCGGGAGAACTAAAAGAATCTTTGGCAGGAGATCCTTTTACAGCATTAGTGCTCTCGGCAACTTTTGTTTCTTTTGCCCCTTTTCCCCCAGTCAATCTTTCAACTAACCATCCCATTCCAACTTTAGAAGCAGCTCCATAAAGTGCAGAATACATGGCTCCAGGTATGCTTGACATCATAGATGCTAAACCTTCTGATATGGTCTTGCCGAGCCACATAGGTAGATCAATGAATACAGCCTTAAGGCCAGAAATTATGGTTTCTCCCAACCACATAGGTAAATCAATAAATATAGCTTTAAGACCGGACACAATCATTCCACCTAGCCACATAGGCAAATCAATAAATATAGCTTTAAGGCCAGACATAAGCATTCCTCCTAGCCACATAGGCATATCAACGAATGTGGCTTTAAGGTTAGATATAATTAATCCTCCTATTGAACTTATGCCTTGCCATATTTTTGATGCGTCTAATGTAAATATTCCCATGATAATATCAGCTATACCTTTTATGACTGTTGCTACAGATTTTATTGCACGAGCAAGGCCTTGAAAAATTAATTGTAAAGGAAACAATGCTACTTTCAAAAAAGTTCCTATTACTTTTGATATGCCCCATATTACCCCTTTAAGTATATCCATAACCCCAAAGGTTTTTTTTGCAGAACTCTCCACCCCACCAAATAAAGAAAACAGAGGAGCAAAAATTGATGATATTGTACTGAATATAGAACTAAAAACGTCTGCAATAACAGTGAATATTTCATAGAAAACATTACCTATTTCTGAAAAAGCTTCTCCAAGTGAAGCAAAAGCATTGTAAAGCTCAGCAAGAGCATCTTTTACCGGACTTAAAATAGCAAGGAATGGCTCAAAAATTGGGCCAAACCAATCATTGGAAGCCAAAGACATAAAACTGTTCCATATATAGTTTGGCAAATCAACAAACACTGATTTTAAAGACGATAGTATTGCAGAACCAATCCAAGATAAAGCCTGCATAGTTAACATAGGAATAGCCATTAAAACCTTTCCAACTAGCATTGGTATTTGTACGAAAATCATCTTTAATCCAGTCATTATGCCGTTATAAAGAAAAGTTCCAACATTTAATATTTGATTAAACACACTATTAAAAACTGTTTTTATTCCTCCCCATATTTTTTCAACATCAAATGTTAAAATTCCAGTAAAAACATCTAGGAGTCCGGAAAAAAATCCTACAATATTTGATATTGTTTGACCTATAAATTTATAAAAGTTTCCAAGTTGACTGAAAATACTTCCAAAAAGGCTATCCGTCCCAAAACTCTGAAGATAAGAGCCTATGCCACTGAACATATCACCTATCATTTGTGGAACTTTTAAAAAGGCTTTTATTATTAGATTTGGAAGGGCTGTTATGATCTTACCAAAAATAATGGGAATTCTTAACAACATTTTGAAAATTTGAATGGGCAACATTGCGAACCAGTTGATTATATCAGTTACCATATCTGGTATAATGGAATTTCCAACCAATACATTCCAAAGCCATCTAAAAGGATAAGTTATATCATATACCAAGCTCCATATAAAATCTATTGTTGGTTTAAAAACTCCATATACTGCTTTTAATATCGTAGATCCAAGATTTTTAAATGCTTGAAAAAATCCAACTGTAAATATATCAATAAAAAATTGTATAAATCCTTTAAAGATATTAATTACTCCTAATACAGTGTTGATAAGTGCTTGTATTCCGGTTACGAAAAAACTTATAATTTTTGTTGCCGCCCAAAGAACAGCACCAAGAGGCACCCCTACTATAGCCCCAATAACATACCCTATACTTTTAAGTACTTTATATAAAATTGAAAAAGCTCCAGAAATACCAGATACCTCCCCTGCTCCGAATATACCAAATATAGCATTGAATATTTCTAATATAGAAGATCCTATGCTTGCAAATTGATCATACAAGAATTTAAATGCAGGTCGAACCATATCAAATGCAACCATAACCCCATCTACTATTCCTTCGACAAAACTAAATATTGAATAGAAAATAAAACTTAAAGCTTGCTCTAAAAATTCTGTTACACCAAAAAGTCCAAGTAAGCCAAAGGTTAGTCCATTTAAAACTCCAACTAAGGCACCAGCAGCAGTTGAAGATGCATACATTCCCCAGGTGGCTTCTTCTGTGTTTTTACCCATGGACGCCAACACTCCAGAAAACCTTTCTCCTGTTTTCTTAAAGCCGGAAACTGCTCCAAATATAGCATCTATACCTGCAAAAACTACCTGCGAAAGACCTAAAGTTCCTGCTGCTAAAAATGTTTTCGAAAGACCTTTTATTCCTTTACCTATTGAAAGCCCCACGGCTTTTATTGTTCGGCTACCTAATTTGTCTCCAATTATTTTAAAAACTTTAAATACTTGCTTGCTCAAATTATCGCCTAAAGGCTTTACAACTTTTAATACTTTTGTTCTAATGTTGTTTCCCAAAGCATCTGTTGCTTCTTTTAAGTCGCTCAAGCTTTTAATGGTTTTTGTTGCACTCTTTTGATTACCAAATAAAAATTTGGAAATAGTGCCACCGCCCGAAAATCCTTTAGTAAAAATTCCTTGAATAGATCCTATTGTTTTAACAATGCCAACCTGAAAAATAGATATGGCAGAAATTAAAAATCCTAAAACTGCAATGAGTTTTAACAATGCTCCTCCAAAAGGGCTATTGAATATAGCAGAAATTATTCCTTGACTCATATTTCTAATGTTGTCATTAATTTCTTTTAAAGTTTGATCCATGCTGGTCAAAGGATCGTTTTGTGCTTTTTGTGCTGTGGCTAGTTCTTTTTCACCTTTATTTATTTCTTCAGTTAGTTCTCTCAAAGCAGCCGGATCTTTAAGCGCTTTTTCTATACGTGCTGAATCTATGGCCAAGCCTTTTTTGCCTGCTCCTTTTAGGCCTTTATTTAATTCATTCACAGAGCTTTCTATTGCTGTTCTAGCTGCACCAGTTTCACTGGTCCAAGCTCCTCCCAAGGCTTTTATATCGCCCTCAAATTCCGATCTACGCTTGCCAAACTTAGCCAAAGCTTGATCCATACTAGTTACATCTATTGCAGCCTCTGAAAGTGCCGTTAATGCTTTTAAACCAGCCGAAAGTTTTAAACTTCTTTCTTTTTCTGCTAGAGTCGCTCTTTCTTCTAATGTGAGGTTTTTTGATTTCTCTTTATTTAAATCTGACAATTTTTCGCTTAAAGTTTTTGTTTTATTTTCAAATGCCTCTATGGTGCCCAAAGCTTCTCCGGCCTCCATTCCAAAAGCACCTTTAAATGTTAAATTTATTTTTTTCTTGGCATCATCTGACATATTTTCGAAGTTTTTACGCATTTCCTCCAAGTTGCTACCACCTAAACCTAGACTGTTGGCTGTTTTAATTAATCCTTTATTTAATAGTTTAAGTTTTTCGTTGCTCTTTACGATCCCACCAGTTGTCATATCAAAATCAAGACCAACTTTACTGGCTGCATTTGCAATCAAAGATTGAGTCTGTACGCCTGCTTCATAGAATCCTGTTGTGGAACTTATAGCAGAAAGTACTTTGCTCCCAACATCTTCTACTCCTAATTTCTTGAACTCGGCTTGGAGGGCGATAACATTGCTAATACTAGAGGCCGTGGCACTGCCCGCCTTTCTCATTTGATCCACAAATTGTTTGCTGCTGTTTACAACACCGGCTAATTCACTGCCTACTAATCCTGTATTTCTTCCTACCTCTCTAATGCCTCTGCCAACTTCAGATATCTGATCATCAGATAGTTTGAGCTGATTATTAAGCATCACAAATGTATCACCTAAACTACCTGCCTCAACTCCTATTTGTTTTTCAGTGTTAAGTTGAGAGGTGGTTAAAGCCACAGCCTTCTTTTGATCTTTTACACCAGACTTTAGATTTTTAATATATTCTTTTTGAAATTCGCTTCTATCAAAACCAGTTAACTTTACAGTTTTGCCTATTTGCTCAAAAGACTTTTGTAAAGATTGTGATTCCTTTGTAACCCCAGCCGTTTCATATGCAGCCTGCCTTATATCTTGTGTAAATTTTCTTTCTTCGTTAACTACACCTTTAAAGATAGTTTCAAAAGTTCTTATGCCTAACACTGTTTCTTCTAGATATTTTGCAGCAGACTTTAAAGTTTCCCAATTTTGTTTTTGTATTTGTTGATTTTTTAATATTCTTTTTTCATCTTTCTTGTGCTCTTCTGCCTTTCTTTCTAAATCTCTTAACTCTTCTTGGGCTGTTTCGGCAACTAATTTTTCTTTTGATTTGCTTAGTTTTATTAAATGTTCTATATTTTTACCTTCTAAATTTGCAATGTGAGACATTACTGATTCTTTGCTGGCTTCATGTGCGATCCATTGCCTTCTTTGGTTTTCTTCCATTTTAAAGATATCGTTTAAACTATTCGCTGCTACTTCGATGTTTTTCCAAGGTTTTTTTTGTTCTTTGTTATAATTTTTTACTGCATTACTAAGATTGCGCCAATCCCTTAATTGTCTTTTTGTGTAATTCTTTCTTCTTGCTTCGATTTCAGCCTCTTCTGTTTCTACTGTTGTTCTATCTTTTGGCACAGCAGTGGGACCTACGTCTCCGCCTCTTTTCAATTCTTCCTCGGGTGCTTTTTTTGGCACAGCAGTAGGAACCGATATCCCTTTTGTTTCTGCTATTTTTACAAGTACAGAATATATTTCTCTTAAATACTTTTCACAGTAAACATCATGTGTGTAGCCGGACCCTTTTTTTGCAAATATATTCTCTAAAGATTTTGTAGATTTAGCAGTTGTTTGATCTTCTTTGCTTGCTTTTAATCCTTTACCTAAAGACTTATTTGCCCTTTCTGAAAAACTGGCCTTTCCATCAGAAGCCTTGCCGCCAGATTTTTTAGACTTCATTTCTTTAAAGCCGTCAACTATTTTTTGTAATAAACCTTTTTGTTCTTTTGTTTCTTTTTCAAAGTCTTTTGTGTATTTTTCAAATAGAGTGGTTAATTTTTTGGCAGGGTCATCCTTTTTCTCGTTGACAGGCTTTGCTGCGCCAACTTTACTTTTCATTAAAGATGCAATTAGACCTTTCAACTCGCCAATACTCATATTGGCGGTATCTACTTTTCTACCCAGATTGTCTAGTGCTTCATCTGCCATTTTTATATTGTTTTTTGTCCCATAGTTACTGCTGATGGATTAACAATGCGACTTAGTTGTTCTCGAACCGACTTGCGTATTGCCTCTATCTCATTGGGATCGAAAGAACGAGATATTGACATTGCTTTTGCAACAAATTGACAATCAAGTTTTTTGAGGTTTTTGATGCCAACTTTTCGATATTGACGGAATGCTGATACTATATAGTTATTGCTTTTTATATACTGATATGTAAAATTAGCATTTTCACATATAGATTGGTTGTTTGGAAAAATTAATTTCTTAATTGTTGGAAATGTTAAATAGTGTAAATTAATGCCTCTAATAAAATCTCCTTTTTTATAACCCGGTCTATAGCCAGGTTTCGCAACTGGATCTTTAATTGGATAATCAACATCTGTTACTAAAACTAAAGGAAAAGAATCATGCCCAGGTTTTCTAAGACCATAATTAAAAGTTATCAAACTTCCACGAACCACCCTATTTGTTGTGGGAACACGAGGTTGGTTTAAAATTGTGTCTAAAAAAGGAAGTGGCATAATTATTATTTAGGCTTAAATTGGGCTAATTTAAAATTCGTTTTACAAAGTATTTTGCTGTGCTATACTCTTAAAAGAGGAATTTTTCTTTAAATTTTGGAGTTATTTATGCATATTTCTTGCCCAAGATGTGATAAAACTATTAATGCAAAAAATTACAACCTATTTCAAATTTGGGAATGTCCAGATTGTGAATGGAAGTTTAGAGGGGTACATGCTAGTCAACCTATAATAAAAAACTTTATTTTCGAATTTATATCTCCTCTATATCATGGCCCACATATAAATGATATGGCTGATTGTCCTTCTTGTGGAGAAACCATTTTATTGCGTTGGATTTTTAATGACGCACCAGGGAGAAGCTTTGGACCCTTAAGGAAAAAAGGATATGATGGTCCCTACGTTTGTCATAGTTGTAGGCATCTCTTGCCCTGGGATTACCCAGAGCAAAAACCTTTAATTGCAAAATCTTACAACAAATGGGTTGTTGAAACCCAACAAAAAGAAATTAAATTGAAAGTAAAAAAAGAAAGCCGCCAGCCTACGCATACTGAAGAAGAAAAGCAGCGTTTATCAAAGTTGGCGGCTCAGTTATATAAAGAAAAACACAATCTTTAATTTTTTCTTAAAATTACATACAAAGCATGTATTACACCAGGAAAATATCCGAATAGAGTCAATAATAAATTAATTATTAATTGAACTCCCAAGCCTTCTTTTATCAAAACACCAACTGGTGGTAAAAGAATTGCTAGTATTAAAGCCAACAAATCTTTATCTTCTTTTTTCATAAAAACCTCCTTGTGCGGGAAATAGTCCCCATTATTATATATTAAATTCAATTACTAAATTTTGCTAACTACCATTCCAGAGTAATCTGTTCCCCCGGTTTTTAATATAACAGTTTTATCTCGTTCTTTACCAAGTATTTCTGATTCTGCTTTGGCACTTCTATCAAAAAACTGTTTTATTTCATTTACTAAACTATCTATTACTTTTTTGCCAGCTTTTTCTTCTTTCATGTTTTCACTCATGAAATCATGAAACATTTCTTCTAAATCAAGAAGATAGGCTTTTCCATAAGGCTCTGTTTCTTTTTCTTTTTGAATTCTATAGGCAAGACTATTGCCAATTTCATAAACTCTCACTCCCTCAAAAGGAGTGTCAGGATTTGTAGTGTTTACAAAAAGATAAGAGTCATCTTGATCAATATAGTTCTCAACTTTTAAACCAGCATTTTTTAATGCTTTTTCAACTAGTTTAAGATGTTTCCTTGATTCTCTTTCTTTTCTATCAACAAATTCTAGAAATTGTTCCATTGTTCTCCTTCAGCAGTTTCTTGTTAAAATTTCTGATGCATTTGGCACACATCGTTGAATAACCATTAAATCACTTGGATTTCCATTGTAGGGATTCTCTTTTAATACCATTCCCGAAAAAGAAGAGGCTGCTTCTTTCAAAATATTAAACTGAGCAGTTAGAAAAAGCATACCATCTGTTCGTTCCATAAAATCGTGCTCTTCTTTTACCGGCTTACCTTCTTCGTCCAATTCTCCAGTTTCCTTAGAGTATTTTATTTTAATATCCATATAAGGAATTATCTGTCCTTGATCATCTATCATAGCATCAGAACTTTCACTCTGACTTGTTCTAACAACCAACTTGCCATCTGTGTAAGCATTTTTAAGACTACCAGAGATATCCCAACCTAGTGTGTATACTGTTCCATCTTCTCCAACAACATTAACTATGAATCCTCTTTTATTAAAGGCATCAGCAATGCTTTCCATTACTATTCTTCTTCTTAAAACATCTTTTTCTTCTGGAGATCCTTCTTCTAATCTTTTTTGCTCAGGTTCTGTAAGATATTTTTCAACATCATCTTGCTTTAAACTCCATTTACCAATATCTAATTTTCCCCACTTATCATTATATCTTGTAGATAATCTGATAGAATACTCTCTTTCATTGTAAATAATATCCTCGTTGTTCCCACCAGTTCCTACTTGAACTGCACCTACGAGAGAAGAAATGAATTTTCTATGAAGATCACCCTTCATTCCTAGCAATCCTTTTAATTTTATAAATATAGTATTAATTTCAGGCATGCTTTGTAAGGTTGTATCCATGTGATTCACAACAGAAACAGCAGGATTGTTTTTATCAAGATCGTTTTTAATCAATTTTCTTATTTCTTTATTGGCTTTATCAATATTAGCATACTGTCTTAAAAAACATATCTGTAAATTATCTTCAACAAATTTTCTTGGATAAGAGTCTAATTCCATGTCTCTTATTTGGTGAATTAAGTCGATGAGTTTATTAACATCACCTTTGATAGACTCTTTAAAGAATGTATTTTTCCATTGTTCAAAATCCTGATTCTGCATCTCTTGTGGCATATCAGGGGCCGCTGGGTCCTGAGTAACATCAGGCATGCCTTGCTGTTGTTGCTGTCCCATAGCATCTTGATTAGCAATATTTGGATCTTGGTTGGGGGCTTGAGTTTGATTTGGCACTGCCATGTTGGGATCCATGGAAGGAGCATTAACATTGGCCATATCAGGAGCCGACTGGTTTGGACTGTCTGGCATTCCCATTGGGGATTGAGGTGCTGCCACATCTCCAGTTGCTTCTTTTAACCATTCTTCTAAAGCGTATTTCATTTATCACTCCTTCTTTTTTTTCTTTGCTTGGTTTATTGCTTTAATTAATTCTTTTCTATCAAAGTTTGCATCCGATCCTATGTTGAAATTATTTTGCTGTAACGCGTTTAAGTGAGGACCAGAGTATGCATATGTATTTTTTATTTTTAGTCTTGTCATTAAATCTGCTGCTTTTAGCATTTTATCTTGTAAATCTGTTTTTATTTTTACCAAGTTTATTAGCGCTTCTTTGCTAGATGTTGTTGCGTCTCCATCGTTCATCACCATATCAGCAAAATTATCAATATAATCACTTACTTGTTTTCTATCTTCTTTTATTGTAGATACGATATCTGATAATATATCTAAATATTGTTCATCTGTTATTAAATGTTGTACATCTTTTGGAGTTTCTGAGGGAATAGAAACATTCATTTGAGGCACTATATTTTCTAGGTCTTCCGGTCTTATTTCGGTAATATCAACTTCTTCGGGTTTTAAAACTTCTCCCGTTAAAGGTATTTCTACGATTTTTTCTTTTTCTTCAGTTTCAGGTTTATTCATGACTTAATATATAGATTATAGACTCTAAGAAATGGAAAAATATGGCCAAAGAAACATCAAATATATTGCAAATATTAGACTCTATTAATGTAGTATCGGGTTTAGTTTCTAGAATAGATGAAAGAGTTAAAATACTAGGTGAAAATCAAGAATCTATAATAGAAAATATAAAGCTATTAGAAGATAAAGTTCAAGTAATGGAACTTAAATTAGAAGATGCTAAAACAAAAATAGTTAAACACGATGCTATTTGGGACAAAATTTTTGATATGATATGGAAAACTATACTTATGATCCTTGCTGGATATATACTCTACATGCTTAATTTACAAGCAGATTTAGCATTTCCGCCACCTTGAGGATATATAAAATATGAAATTTTCAGATTATTTGAATATTAAAGAATCAAAAGAGCCAAGTTTTTTAACTTCAAAAGTGAAGTTACAGAAGAACTCTGGTTCTAAAGAATTTTCTCCTCTTACTGTTAACAAAAGTTCGCATTCAAATTTAAGGCCTATAATAAAAGCTTTTGCAGTGTCAAATCAGGTGGGAGTAGGCTATACAACCATTGATAAAAGAAATGGAGAAGTAGAACCTCAATTAAAGAAAAAATCCTTATATCTTACAGGAGGTGCTGTAAGAGATCATTTAAAAGGAAAGACCCCAAGAAACTATGATCTTGTAACAGATGCATCTATAAGTGAAATTAAAATGATTCTCGCTCAATCAGAAGAAAATTTTACAGAAATAAAGCCTGAAGATGCTAAGCATAAAAATGATAAAAAATATGAAGATCTTCCCGTTCAAAGTCGAAACAATAAAGTCTTCTTTGTAAGCAAATGGGACAAAAAAGGTAAAGAATTAGAAGTTACTGTTAGAGTGAAAGGACAAGAATTTAACATAGCACCACTTTCAAAATCTAGTAAAAGTAGACTAGTCTCTCCTGATAGTGGAGAATTGGCTCCATCAATAGAAGAAGACGCTTCAAATCGTGATTTAACTATAAATTCTCTTTATATTCCCTTATCCTCCTCAGATGGCGATAACAGTGAATTAATTGATCCCTATGGAGGGGCCAATCATTTAAAAAACAATCAAATTAAAGTCGTGGGTGAAAAGATTGGAGATCGCTTGAAGGACGATCCTGCAACTGCTTTAAGAATATTTAAAATAAACGCAAGATACGGAGATCCTGATAAACTTCCCAAAAACTATCGTGATACTATCAAATCTTATTCAAAAGATATTGCAGCTCTACCTAAAGATTTGTTTAAGAAAGAGTTCATCAGTGGTTTGGAAAATCCTGATGTTGATTCAAGAAAATACATGAAAATGGCAAATGACTTGGATCTTTTGGGCTCAATACTGCCCGGAGCATCTTTTGATCCTCAAGAAGCCCCAAAAGATTTTAGAGGAGATAGATGGCTTAGTTCTGCTTGGGTTTTAAGAAATAATGATCCAGAATCTGTGAGAGAATTACTTGCTTCAAACGGTTGGACAAGCCAAGAAGCCAATGATATAGCGTATCTGGTCAAATTGTATAACTGGGGAATTAGAAACAATTATGATGAAGATAGTTTCTATGATATGAAAAAATCACATTGTGGTCTTACAAAATCCAAAATAAAAGATTGGATGAAGATGGCTGGTGATAGTAGTGATAAAGTTGATAGGTTTTTAGATCATGACGACTCTGATTTAACCGCATATTTGTCGGATGAAATGGGCAGAAAAAGCATAAATCCAGCATTTCATGATTATCTAGGCAGAGCACCATATGGACAAGAATTTGATATTGTAAAACGCAACCTATCTACTAATAGATGGTTAAATTCGCTAAATCCCCCAATTTCTGATATGTAAATTTTCACCAAAATACAATAAATATTTTGGTGGGTCTTTGTTAGTATATAGTATATCAATACTACATGATATTGCGCAGGACTTTACATATGAGACGTCTAGAAATTCCACTTAAAAAACTTGTGAAGCAATACAATTCTGGTTATTCAACTAAGTATTTGTCAAATTACTATAATTGTTCAATTGTGACAATCCAAAGAAAATTAAGAAGTGCTAAAAACTGTAGGTTTCGTTCAATAGGCCATGGTCGCAAGAAATACAAAGTAAACGAAAACTTTTTTGATATTATTGATACTGAATTCAAGGCTTATTGGTTGGGAGTAATGCTTACAGATGGAAGTACTAGCGGAAGTTTGATTCGGTTAAGTTTTAAGAAAGATGATGAAAAACATCTTGAAAAATTTTTAACATGTATTTCTTCTAATCATCCTATAAAACATCAAAACAAAAACAACTTCATTCAATCATGTGTTTCTATTGGCAACAAACATATGAGAGATAGTTTAATTTATAAAGGAATTATAAGCGGCAATAAAAGAGTCTTTAAAGTGACCCCCGAACTAGAGCGTCATTATTGGCGAGGAGCAATAGATGGTGACGGAACAATTGATCCGTCAACGAATACAATTGGGATTGTCGGAGAAAAAGAAGTTTGTGATGCTTTTAAAGCTTTTTGTCAAAAAAATGTTGATACTAAAGCGAATGTTAAAAAACACGGTAACATTTGGTCTTTCCGTTTGCATGGAAATTTGGCCTTTGATTTAGCGAAAATTCTATACCAAGACTCTTCGATATACCTTGATAGAAAAAATCAAGAATATTTAAAATGGCAATTATTGTATGCAGGCAAACCACTTTTTCCCCGTGTCGTGAGATTTTTTAAAAAAATCTTCCGCAATGTGAAAATATCTGTTTCTAGATGCAAGATGCCAAAATCTTTAGAAGGAGAATGTTCTTATGGAAACAAAAAATATTTCATAAGAATTGACAAAAAACTAAGCGATAATGAGGCGGTCAATTGTTTGCTTCATGAATTAAGCCATATAAAAACCATGTTGGAAGACAACGATCCCCATGGCCCTGCTTTTGGCATCGCCTACAGCAAAATATATAAATTGTATGAAGCAGAATTCACCGATAAATTGTGAATAAAGTGACTATTTTATAGCATGGATTATTTTATTTCAATTTTAGACAAGCCATATCATCTTTGGCAAATAGATTTGTTAATTGAAAGCTTTAAAAATATTAATTTGCAAGACGATCTTATCATTAGTTTAACAAAACAAGACCCAACACCAATAAAAGATTTTTATAACAATATATCTAAACATAAAAAAATATATAATTTTTTAGATGTAGGATATGAATCTATTAGCAAACTATATTCTCTTTCTTATTTGTTGAAAGAAGGAAAGATAAAACAACCCCTATTATTTTTACTAGAGCCAGACCTAGTAATTAAAAAAGAAGTTCAGGTCCCCGAAGAAAAAGAAATTCTAGACTTTTTGTATTTCTCTGATTCTTCTTTTACTTTTGAAGAATCAGAGAAATACTTTCCTGAATTTTGGAAAATTCTCAATCTTGATGAAAAAGATTGTAGAAATCATTGGATTTATTTAGGTGATATAATGATTTTCAACAATTTTCCTCAAGTTTTTTTTGATAACTTAGTCTTAAATGCTGATTTATTAGCAAGAAATCAAAAAGAAGTTTGGAAAAATACTTTAAAGTTGGCTTTGGTTTTATCTTTAATTGAAGTTAAGAATATAATAAGAATAACAGAAAATCACAACATAACCATGCCAGCAATGTCTATAGGAGGAGATGCTCATTTTATAGATTATAAAAAAGGAATAGTGCCAAATTTTCACAAATCTATGTTTACTTATTCACATCCTGACTATTTATCTTTAGGAAATCCACTGAAGGTTTTAGCGGAAATTTATAATTGTCCAAATACAAAATACATTTCTGACCTTGCAAACTCTTGCCTTAAGAGCAAACTTTAGTTAAAATAATTTTATGAGTAAAAAAATTGGATTTTGTTTTACAGGAGAAGGAGCCAGGGGCTCTATTCAGGCCGGAATTGCCTTAGGTTTATTTAACCAAGGAATAAAAGCAGACTATACAATAGGAATTTCTTCTGGTTCGATATGTTCTGCTTCTTATGCATATTTAGGGCCTAAGGGCTTGGCTAATATGTGGAGCAATATTAGAAATATTTTTAGTGTTTTTGGTTTAAACTACAATATTTTGTTTAAAACTGGATTGTTAAATCAAAAACCAATGGAAAAAATAGTAACTGAGTCGCTTAAAAACGAACCAATATGTGAAAGTACTGTTTGTAGAATGAATATAGAAACAGGGGAAATGCAGTATGTTTCAAATAAAGCGGCTTCTTTAGAAGAATTCAAAGAAGCAATTCTTGGTAGTGTGGCAATAACAGCACTAGTAGAAGATAGGGATGGTTGGGTAGATGCAGGCAGCAGACAATTAGCACCTTTGGAACAATGTATAGAAGCGGGTTGCGATAAAATATATGTAATCATGGGAAGACCCTCTTTTATAGAACCTTGGAAAAAACCAAAGGGAATTTTAAAGCAATTAAAGATGGGATTTAGGGCTTTAGATATTAGCCTTTTTGAGATAATGTATAGAGATATATTCTCCTGTATCAGAGATGAAAATGATCCTAGATTTAAAAACGTAGACATACATCTTGTTGAACCAACAGAACTTTTATTTGAGAGTGTTGATTTTAATAAATGTAAAAATGGCGTTACTTTTGGAGAAAATAATTTCTTTATCCGGGACAAAAAGGGAATAAGGAAATTATTTTGAAAAAGAAAATAACTTGTCAGTTGTGCCAACAAACAACAGACATTTATACAGATGCTCATAAGAGTAAACCTTTTGTGGATGGGAAATTATATTCCACATTATGTTTTACTTGTTTTTTTGTTCCTAAAACAATAAAACAAGTCTATAATTCAAAAGGGCTTATAAAAGAAGAAATAGAAATCCCTTACTCCTGCCAAAGCCTAAATACTCCTAAAGAAATTTACAATCAAGGAAGTGCAGAAAGTTTAAAACAAGCAAAAAAATCTTTTGAGAGCCTGCAGAATTCATGCAAATCATGCAAGAAAACAAAAGACATTAAAAAAATAAAACCTAATTGGATTTTATCATGATAAAAGAAACACATTATACATGGGAAGATTTCAATAAAGATATTTTAATGTTGTGCTCCAAAATAGCTCTTTTTGGTTGGTTTCCAGATTATATTGTGGGAATAAAAAAGGGCGGATTGGTACCAGCAGTAAAATTAAGTAATATATTAAATAAACCATTGCTGATTGTATCTTGTCAGCTAAGAGATAGTTACGGAATTGACTTTGAAGGATTTGATGAAAAAATCTCAAAAAATAAAAAATTCCTCGTAGTCGATGATATCTGTGATAGCGGAGAAACTTTTGAAAAAGTTTCTCAAGAATTAAATATAAGAGATTATAAGAATATAAGATTTTGTTCTTTATATCACAATATAAGACAAAATTTTTTAACAGACTATTACGCCAGAAAAATAGATAGAGAAAAAGATGATAGATGGATCGTTTATCCTTGGGAAATTTAGTCTTCGTTTTCTTTGATTGTTTCTTCTATCCATTTTTTTTGCTTGCTTACTCTAGTATGTCCGCTTTTATCCCCATAATTAGAATCAGGATTTTTATCTGATGCTAAAACCATAGAATTGATCCCTGCTAATTTTTTATCAATAAAAAGCCCTCCACCACTATCACCATGGGCTATACAATACTCTAGACTAGTTGTATCTTTTTTATTGTTCATAGTACAAAAAATCATACACTCCCCGATTGTGTCCACGATATTACTTCCTGCTCTTTTTTCTCCATCATATTTTTTTGCACCTGTTAGCCCAGTTCCAGTACCTCCATAACCTGCTATACTGCAAGTTTTTCCTAATTCATCATTTTTATCATATAACTCAGGATAAAAATCTAATTTGATTTCCTCCTCAGAGTAGCAAGCAGCAATATCGTTTTCTTTTTCTTTTTTGGCTTTAAACTCTGGTTTAACTATTACTTTTTTAATTTTTATTTTTTTGTTTTTTAAGATAATATAAACATTATCACAGTCATTAACAACATGTGCTGCTGTTAAAACCCATCTTAGATTTATAACTACGCCAGAGCCCCATCCTTCAGAGCCTTTTTTGTTTGTGCAAACTACACGCACAACACACTCGTGCTTTTGTCCATATTCTATGTATTTTTTATCTTCAACATCATGTTTTATTGTTCCACCATTTGCAAAAGAAGCAAAAAAGATTAAGATGGAAGCAATAATAGTTTTTAATCGCATAAAATATTTAGTAGAACTGTTGACATTTTTGCAAAACAAGATATAATCAAAATTATGATCAACTATATTTTACATGCGCTTGGGTTGTGTCCTTGCTCTCATTTTCACTTTGACATTTCAGATATACTTTTACTTTTTCCAGGCTTTTTTTGCACTTTGTATCATTTTCTTAATAAATGGCATAAATAGTTTGTGATTATTTTCACGAACTATGAGGCCAAATGGCAGAGTATTATAATTTAACAATAAAAGAAATAGATGATTTTTTATTACCACAAGGTTTTAGAAGAGTATCTGTTCCCAATACAAATGAATTAGTTTATGGAAAAAGAGTAGACCATAATAACATGGAAATAACCATGAGGGTCTACACAGGCATAGACCCAAGTGGGTATTCAAGAGATGTTGGAGAAGATGCCATAAGAGTTTATTTGTTTTCAAGATCTCCGGACGGTAAAATAAATAAATTGTTTGGATCAAAAAGAGTTCATAGAGTTAAAGGATGGGCAAAAAATTTACAAGCAAGAATAAATGACACTTTAGATCAAGTCAAACAACTTAAAATATGTGATAGATGCGGATTGCCTATGAGACTGTTAGAAGGAAAAAGCAAATCAACCGGAAAACCATATAAGTTTTATGGTTGCACGGGATATCCGTCATGTTCTAATACGAGGCCTGCAACATGAAATTCCATGAGTTTGTAGAGTACAAAGAAAATAATGTTTTAGTAGTGGCTAATGAAGATGGAACTCCATATAACCAAGAAGCACTCAAAAGTTTGATTAAAAAAAGACCAAAAATCCTTCAAAGAGAAAATAGTTATTATAAAATAAACCTACCATCTGCAAAGGTGTTAGTTGTTAATGAAGATATAGATAAATTATCTATATTTGATATTTGTAGCGAAGATTTGTGCAAAAGTCAATATAAATTCAAGGATGCAAAAGGTTATGTTGAATGGTCTGATAAGAAGCTAAAAGAAAGCCAAACTGCAAATTTTTATGTTAATGATCAAGAAGGATTTGTCAGGCAATTAGTCGAAGAATTAAGTGGTGCAGAAGAACCGGTAAGAATATACTCAGTTGGGCTTAATCGAAGAATAAAAGATTTTCTTAAAAGTTTAAATATTGAATTGGTTTGATCACCAAGGACGACTGCTTTTAAGGCCTAAACTTTTAGCATGCCTTGCCACGTTGCAGGCCCAGTATCCTGCTTTGGTGCGATCTTTCTTTTCGTGGCATTTGTGTCTTGCTCTAAAACTTTTTGCCCTGGCAGGACTTTGATTTTTTATGCTTAAACCAGAAGCTTTAGAGTCGCCAAACCTAACCATCTTTACTCTTCCGCTTGGAGTTTTTACATAAACTTTAAATTTCTTTGGCCCACTTGGAGTTCTCATGGGTTTATTTAATGGAACTTTTTTACCAGCATGTTCTGCTTCATTGATTCTTCTTTTTAGCAATCTTGGAGCGTCTAAATATACAACTCTACCATTATACACAGCAGATTCTCCTATGTCGGTTTCTATTAGTTCTGCATCTTCATCATTTAATTCAATAAGGTCTTTGTTGTAAAGATCTCTTACCTCATTTATTAGGTCAAAATAAGCTTTGCTGTAAACTCTAAAAACGTTTTCGCAAAGTGATATCTTATTGTCTAAATGATATTTTAGATTTTCACTTATTTTTGAAGAGCCAATTAATCTCATAGGTTCTGGATTTTGATTGTTTAAAAATTCTTTAAAATTCATTGTTTCCTTAAAAAAAACACTCCTTAAAATTGATAACTATATGTAGCATTAACGGAGAAATTTTTATGAGCCTTCCTTTTTCAGAAAAGAAAGAAAAAAACTATTCTATTAGAAAATTCTCGGAAAACGTAGATTCCCATGAATTAAAGTGGCATAAAGACAAAGAAGATAGAATTGTAATTCCACTACAAGAAACAAATTGGCTTTTTCAAAGAGAAAATCAACTACCAGAACCTATAAATAAAGAAATCAAAATTAAAGCCAATGAATGGCACAGAGTAATAAAAGGCACGGGCGATTTAGTTATCAAAGTTTTTAAATTATGAGAAAATATGTTTTTATTTGTTTGTTGAACTTTTTGTATTTAGGATTTTTATTTTATCCATATGAACATTATGGTGTAGAAACTGCTCTTCCATATGACATTGAAAATAACAATGTATCTTTATTGTTTACTTTAACAAATGAAGGAGGAAGAATAGAAAATTTAAATTATATGAAAAGCATATTTGAAGATAAATCTTTAGGATTTGTTTATGAATCATTTCATAATAAGTCTGCTAACTTTATTTATGACAAAATAACCGAAACCTGTAAAGATTTAGATGAAGAAGCGACTTTACTTTTATATTTAAATGGTCATGGAGGGGGTTACAATAAAAACTTTGCCATGGATGCTAGCGATCAAAAATTAAAGTTTAGTAAAATATTAAATTCTATAATTAAAGTAAAGCCTATAAAAAGATTAGTAGTCTTTGTGGATACTTGCCATGCTGAAGGTGCGATCAACGAAGGATTTCAAGGAGGCGGAAGAATACTAAAAAGCAAACCCAAGTTGGCAGAGCTAACAGACAAAATAAACTTTCCCGCTATGTTTAAAGAAAATGAAAAAATATATTTTGGCGAAGACACTAAGGCCTATGAAGAATTATTGATAATCGTATCATCTAGTGCGGACAAATTAACTACTAGAGGAATTTTTGCTAGGAACATGAAAAAGACTTTTGAAAACATCAAAAAAGACAAAAATGCCTCAGTGTACGATTTTTTAAATTTATTTGCACAATTGGATATCCAGTCTGGTCAACAGCCTTATTACAAGATAATTCCAGAAAGCATATTGAACGAACCTTTGTTTAAAAATACACTTGCTCGTAGCATTCCCATCAAAGACAAAGAAAAATTCAAAAAGAGTTATATTCTATTACCGGAGTTTAAAAATTGAAAAGAATTCTTGTTTGTGATCCATCTTTTTATCAAATCAATTATGAAATAAATCCTTGGATGAACGTTAAAAAGAAGGCAAATGAAAGTTTAGCATTAAATCAATGGAATAATTTAACTTTAGTCATTCAAAGTTTGGGCGTTAAACTTTTAAAAATGCCCCCAGTTCAAAAACTTCCCGATATTGTTTTTACAGCTAATGCTGGATTTAGTTTCAAAGAAAAAGTAGTATTGTCTAATTTTAAATATGATCAAAGAAGACCAGAAAAAGAATATTATGAAAACTATTTAAATAAAAATAATATTACAACAATTTCTTTGCCAAACAACATACTCTTTGAAGGGGCAGGAGATTGTCTTTTTAATGAAAACTATATTTTCATGGGCTACGGTTTTAGAAGTGAAATTAGTGCTTACAAAGAAAAAATTTGGGATGAATTTAATCTCGAAAGAATATTCTTAAAACTTATTGATCCTTATTTTTATCATTTAGATACTTGCTTTTGTCCTCTTCAACAAAATCAGATATTAATTAACGCAAAAGCTTTTGAAGAAAAAACTATTCAACTATTAAAAGAAAAATTTGAACTAATAGATGTGCCAGAACAAGATGCTAAACAATTTGCCTGCAATGCTGTAGTGATAGATAAAAATGTTATCATCCCTTCTGGATGTTTTGAAACTAAAAATAAACTGGAAAGTAAAGGATATAGAGTTTTTGATGTTGATATGAGTGAATTTATAAAAGCAGGTGGGGCGTGTAAGTGCCTTACTCTTTTGGTATAGTTTTAACGAACTCTAATACCTTATCAAAGCAATCTTCGCATAGATCGCAAGAAGTTTTATCTCCATCTTTTTTGCTAAAATATCCCCAAACCGACTCTAAAGTTCCATATTCAAAACAAGGAGGATCTTCAAGTTTTTTACATGATTTGCCGCAAGCATCACATAAAACGTCATCAACTTTGTTCCTAAGTACTTTTTTATATCTTTTCATAATTTTTTTGTGTTATTTTTATAACATTTTTTTCTGTAATTTTGCCTAGCAAACCATTGCTGACTCTCAGTTTTCTGTTTAAGTAATTAATTATTTCTTCTTTACTTGGTAGGAACTCTTTGTCCAAATCATTTTCGTCTAAAATTAAGTTTAGTTCCAATTGAACTTCATAGCTCATTTCTGGTTCCATTCATCGAAATTAAATTGTTGTCTTGTTTCATACCCTTGTTCGTAACCAGTTTTGTATGCTTTTTTTACCAAGGCAAAAACTTTTTCGTCGGCGGTCTCATGTAGTTCTGTTTTTTCCACCCACTCTTGAAAGAAATCAAACCAGTTAAAATCGTCGATTACGCTCATCAAAACCCCCCCAATTATAATAGTTTTTTTATTTTTAAAGTCAAGATGGTTTTTAAAAATTTTAGATATATATCTCTGATGGAAAATTTTTGTTTCAAAAAATATCTAGAAAATGATTATCAAATGAGTCACCGACCTCCAGAAAGTGATTTTGGAGCTCCTTTGCACGACTTAACAAAAATTTACCCAAAAGATGTTTACGAAAGTCCACACTATTATGCTGGAGATGATTTTGAACGAGAATCAGCCTATTTGGCTTTAAGATATAAAGACAAGCCGACCAGATTGGTTTGGATCTTTAGAGCAGTTCCTAAGGGAGTAAAAATTATAAATCCTGGGGATTGGGTAACAATTAATAGGAAATACGCTATTCAACACAGCAAACATCCTTTTGGTGAATGCGCCCACCCCCTAAAGGGAGTGGGCTTCTAAGACATTATTGTCTAAAGAGTTCATTCCAACTCTTAATATGTTTTTTGCAGCATTAAGGTCACGGCTTAACTGTAATCCACAAGCAAAACAGTCGTGATTTCGCTCGCCTAGTTCTTTCTTTACCTTAATTCCACAACCGCTGCATATTTGACTTGTATATTCTGGCTTTACTTCCGCTACCACACAACCAGCCTCTTCCGCTTTGTAATGTAGCATATTACGAAAATTAGTCCAGCCACTATCAAGTATGCTTTTATTTAATCGTCGCCAGTTATCCTTGAGCATGTTTTTTACACTCAACTTCTCAACGCAGATAACCGAATATTTGTTTACTAGACTTCTGCTTGTCTTGTGCAAGAAGTCTTTTCTTTGATTCTTTACCTTGAGGTGAAGGTTCACAAGTTGCTTTTTTGCTTTGATCTTCTTCTTGTCTTCTCTGGGAAGATTCTTTAATTTGCTGTATTTTGATTGAAACTGTTTAAGTTTGTCTTCACATTGTCTTAAGTAGTGAGGATTCTTTATTGTTGAACCATCACTCATGGTGGCAAAATCTATACAACCTACATCAATGCCGACAGCCTTTGTTTCAATTCTTTCTTGAGGATCTATCTCGCTATCACAAGAGAAAACTACATACCAATCGTTCGCTTCTCGTTTGATGGTACAAGTCTTTACTTTGCCAATTAGTTCTCTGTGTTTGATTACCTTTACCTCACCAATCTTTGAAAGGTAAAGTTTGTTGCCATTGAGTTTAAACCCAGACTGCGGAAAGCAGAAAGAATCGTACCTGTCGTAACTTTTAAATCTTGGATACCCCGCTTTATCCTTGCTTTCTTTTAATCTTCGGAAGAACCCTTGGAATGCAAGGTCAACCCTAGCGGACACATTCTGGAGGACTTGTGAATGGACGCCCTCTATCTTCCAAGTCTTGATTAGATTGTGGCAGTCGTAAACACCAAGGCTTTTCTTTTCTTTTTCCCAACTGTTTTTTCTTGTCTCAAGAACCTTGTTATAGGTATGACGGCAAACATCAAGGGTTTGTTGCAACCTTTTTAACTTGCCATTTTTGGCATATATCCTATACTTGATGTTGCGGGTGGCCTTCATACCCTTTATATAGTAAGATTTATGTAAAATTCTCAAAAAATTTTTACTACATAAATATATGGTTGAATACCACTCAAAAAATCGGCACAAGTTCCTTATCAAATTGCACATCATATTTGTGGTGAAGTACAGAAAAAGACTGCTTGTGAACGATTTAGGCGACGACATCAAATATAGTGTGTGTGTAATTTTACCGCCATTCATCCCAGCCCCTAAAGGGACTGGGTTTTCTGGCGGGAGGAGTATAAAAAACAAGACATGATTGTAATTGCTGCAAAAGTTCCAGCTAGTAGCATACATACAGATGGAAATAGTTTTGCAGAATGGGGCTATAATGGCTTGGCTCCTCTTAAGGCAACAATTAGTTATAGACCAAAATGAGAGGTAAAAATGAATTTTTATAAATTAAGTCGTTTGTTAAAAGAAGCAGGCTATGATAGTCAAGTAATTCCTGGAGGAACTACTGTTGCCTCACAGCCAATGCAACATCCAAACCAACCCCAACCTGCTCAGGTCCAACAAGCCCAAACTCAGGACTCAAACCAGATGGCTCAAGCCCAGCCACAACCACAAACTCAAGCAAAAGATGTAAACCATCTACTTCAAAAAGTTTCTACAAAATTGGGTAACAATGTCAACAAGTATCACCATTTAGTAACTTATCTAAAAAATAAACCAGAAATGTTAGATTTATTTTCTCAGGCACTAGAAGAAGTCGGTGGGATGCAAGCATCTACTTATCAGGGATTAAGTTGATTTTTTCTTACGCTTAGTGTAGTACCAATTTTTGTAAAAATCTTTGCTGCAATTTAAGCCACATCCCAATTTTGTTGGAACTTTTGCTATATCTTGAGTAGAGGTTCCTTGGCTTGGAGATTCATTGCTTGATGATCCCGCGCCACTACCAGTAGCAACAGTTCCTCCAGTAGCAGAGGCACCAGATGCTTCGCTCTCTAAGATTTTAATCCATAATTTGAAATTCATAAATCTTTAACTTTTTCTTTCAAGCCAATGTAACCGTAATGAACTGCTATTGCTATTAATGCCACATATGGAAAAGATTCAAATATTTTCATGGAATTAATTAGCGATAAACTTAGTGCAAAACACTCGAACAATGGCTTAAGAGCAAAAATAAATAAAATAATTTTAGCCACAACACTCCTTCCTGTAAGCCTGTAATATTTAGTCTATTCTTTGAGATATTTAATCAAATTCTCACAATTCAATAATCCTTTGTATTTTCTTTGCTCTTCCGTCATGTTTTCTATAGCTTTTGCTAAAAGTTCTTTATCTATTTCATTTTCTTGAATTAAGTATTGTCGCAATATAAACAAACAAAAATGATTCTCGGGAAATCCCACAGTTACTTGTCTTTCCACTTTGACTAAAACTATTGGGTTATTAATGTCGAATTTTTTATCTTCAAATCTTGGGTGAAAATTGTATTTGTTCTCATAAATAACGCTCCAAACAAATCTTTCAAATATCCCCCCATAAACAGCAGCATGAATTAACTTTTTACTATTTTTAAGATTCATTGGAACGGGCTTATGAATATCCTCAAAGCTTAAGCCTATCTTTTCTTCTGGCAACCAATGACTAGCAAAGCAAACGTGAGCACTGCAAAGATAATCTTTATCGCCATCTATTCTGTGAATTAAAAAATCCTCATTAGTTTCTTTTACTATGTCTAAGTAATTTTTGCTTTTTAAAGATGAAGGATAATTTTCTAAAATAAAATTAGCAGATATATCATAAAATAATGGATTTATATTGTATTCAAAAAAGTATCTTTGATTCTTTAGAGCATCAAACTTTTCAGTTTGAATGAGTTCCGAATCAAAATTATTTTTTTCAAAAACTTCTTCTTTTTGAATTTTTCTTAAGTTGGGTAAAGTGCTATACCCATTTTTGTAGGCATGATAGTTCATATGTCACCGGCAAGGAAACCCACTTGCTTTAGCGGGTGGGAGGAATTGCCATTTAGTATAAGAAAATTTCCCAAAAAGTCAAGAAAAATTTTAAAGGAGGTGCATACATACTTATTGAAGGTATATGAAAAAATGAAACTTGCGACAAAAGTTAAACTAGTGGTGAACCAAAAGGAAAAAGAGCGATTGACTCAAACGATGATTGCCTTTAACCGTGCCGCCAACTATGTCTCAAAAGTAGCATTTGAAAACAAAACCTTCGGTCAAGTTAATCTACACAAACTTGTATACTACGAAATCAAGCAAAAGTACAACCTCTCAAGCCAGTTGGCAATAAGGGTCATCGGCAAAGTGGTTGATGTTTACAAAAACAAGAAACAAAGATCTGGTATTGTTAGTTTCAAGGAAATGGGAAGCATTGATTACGACACAAGAAACCTTTCAATCAAAAAAGACAATGTGATATCCTTGGCAACACTCGGCAAAAGAATAAGCATCAAATACAAATACCACAAGCCACTCAAGGACTACGATCTTTGCACTCAAAGCGAGTTGAACTTTGATAAACCAACAAACAGGTTCTATGTAAGTTTCTTCTACGACAAGAATGAACTTGCTCCATACGACACAAATAAGTTTCTTGGTGTTGATTTGGGTGTGGTTAATTTGGCAACGACAAGCGATGGCGAAGTTTTTAGTGGAGAGCAAGTTGAAAACTACAGAAAGAAAATAACCAAACTCAAAGCAGTACTTCAAAGCAAAAAATCAGTTTCAGCAAAGTACAAACTCAAAAAAATAAGCAAAAGGGAGGCAAACTACAAAAAAGATGTCAATCACTGTATAAGCAAAAAGTTGGTACAAAAAGCAAATGCACTTAAAGTTGGAATCAAGTTAGAAGATTTAAACTTTAAGAAAAAGGTTAAGAGCAAAGGTTACACCAAAAAATGGAAAGACAATAACGCAAAACTAGGCAAGTGGGCTTTCTTTCAATTAAGACAATACATTGACTATAAAGCCAAGTTGCTTGGCGTTCCTGTTGTTTACATTAATCCCGCTTATACAAGTCAAACATGTAGCAAATGCGGTCATTATCACGAAGACAATCGTTTGAATCAAAGTGAATTCAAGTGCTTGGTTTGCAACTATGAAAACAACGCTGATCTA